GCATGGGCGCGCTGATGAAAGCCGTAAAGATTTCGGCCAGGTTCATGGTGGATGGCGATTTAGAGCGCGACGACGTGATCGAGTGGGCGGAGAAAGCCCTTGATATCATGGCGGATTTTCGATATATCAAAGTGACCGTGGAAGAGATCCACGAGGTGCATATGCTTTCGGACAACGAGGAAGCCAAGGCATGAAGTGCCGCGATTGCCAGGACACGGGCTGGGTTTGTGAGGACCACCCGACGGAAGCATTTGAGGAGCCGCACGAGGATAACGACGGGTTCCCGTGTGGCGGGGCAGGGATGCCGTGCCACTGCAATGAGTCAGACCCGCCATGGGACTTCGGCTAAGAGATTCCGCAACTCTTCTTCAGACATGGCGCTAAGTCGTGCGAACAGTTCGCACTGTTGTGCGAGCGTTGCGCGAGTGCATTCAAAATAGTCTTTAATGATTGCTCGGATCAGTAAGGATTTATTCATAATTTAACCCAGGTGAGATGTTTTTTAATACACTCTCGCATGCTGTGAGAGTAGGGACCCTCTACGTCAAAGTTTCCAAAAAGTTTAACAAAGTAAGGCAGGGCTTTTAAAAAATGCCCTTTGTGACGCTCGTAAGGGTGCATCCAAATCCATTGAAGAGCCCATCCGTGGTCACGTTTGCGAAAACAACACCCGGCCCAGGCGACGTCTCGGCCGTCGCTTGCGATATCGCGCCAAACGAAGCCTTGCGTTGTTTCCGGGCTGTTTAACGGGTCTCCAGCCCTATATTGGGTAAGGTCATACCTAAATTCCCGTCGGAAAAAGCGAGCGATTTTCTCCAGTGCCCATTCATGGCCCTTTGAGTTTAGGTCAACCCGGACGATGCACTGATTAATTTGCATGGCGTTTAGGGTTTGGAAGTTGGGATCTTGGTTCATCTTAAACTGTCTTTGAGCTGCACCGGCCGCCCTGATCCCAATTTTCGGCAGTGTAATGTCATAATGGCTTGATTTCATTTGGTTTTTCTCATTTGTAATGGCTTGTAATGGCTTGTAATGGACACCGCATTACAAAAATTCTTCAATGATTTCATACACTTAACCCTCTATTATATATATTGTAATGAAGTAATGTATATATATACACTATAAGAGCCATTGCTGATTTGATTTTTGTTTTTGGTTAGTAGGTGTGTCGTGTGCACGCATTACAACATTACAAGCCAAAAAACGGGCGCAAGTATTCGTATTGATTCAGGAATTCTTGTAATGCGGACGCATTACAGCTAATTATTCCAATAACTTAAGAGGCAGAACGAGGCACCATTGAGCCTTTTTGGCAATACGGCACGAGTGATGTGAGGCTCCGGGGGCTCTCCTAAGCACGTCACCCGCCGAATTGATCCAGCGGCTTCCGGTGAGGAGTTTTTTGAATTCCGTGTTGCCGCAATGGATAAACAGCCCGTCGTCCTGAACGCGCATTCCATAAATCTGGATGGCCTCATTCATTTGGACGTTTGTGCGTGCGCTATCGACTGCCTCTGAGACGCTCATGGGCTGACCGCCCTTACCCACTAGGATTTTTTGGGTAAGGATGTGGTTTAGGGCATCATGGTGTTCGGGGGTCTTAGCGCGCTCACGCTCTTCGACAAGCTCTAGGCCATCGACAAGGAATTCGGCCTCGTCCTTGGTCAATGGAGCGTCGCTTACGGCGATGCTGTAGCCCGCCAGAAGCATTCCATATTGATTCCCGAAGCGAGCGGATACCCGTCCAGCGATAACGCTCCTAAAGGCCTCAAAGTTCGCTAGAAGCAAATCAATGTTTTTAATGGCGCGGGCAAAAAGCCGGTTTCCGTATGTGGGAGTGATCTGACTGAGCATCGCGTCAAGGCGAGCCCAGTGCTGGATATTGCTGTCATGAGAGCAAAGCTCAAGCTTTGTGAATCGAGACTCGTCGGCATCGTTGGCCAGGTTGGGGCGGATTGAGGTCACGATTGAGGAAAAACGGGGCTGATAAAATGATGCGACACCGCCAGAGGACCCTTTAGCAACAAAGCCATGGGTCTCGGACCACGCCGAACGCATTAGTTCAATGATGGACTGAATGACGTCGGCCGAGCGCTGCCCGTTGGTTTCAAATTCATCGAAAATAACCGGCACCGCATCGGAGCGAACGGCTTGCCGCACACCGGCCTCGGTCGTTCCGCCTAGGAAATGAAGGTTTCCGCCCCCATCGAGCATGGGGTAGACGAGGCGCTCAAAAAGCGTGGTTTTGCCGGAATCTTTGGCTCCGGTGATCCAGACGTTGGGGCGATAGGGAAGCGCGCCTGAGATGCGAGAGAGCACTATGGCACCGATGAGGATGCGGGGGGCGGCCTCTTCTTTTTCCCATTTGAAAGAGTGGCAGATATCGACGAGGAGCTGGCAATCCTTAACGGTAAGGGGCGAGGGATGTGGAGGCGCAATCAACTTTCCGCACACGTAGAGGTAGCGACTTTTGACCTTGTTGACTGGGCAAAGCTCACCGTCCACTGAAAGGTGGTTGCCAAAATTCACAATAACGCGTCCTTCGTCGGACCAAACCCCGGAGCCCCGTACGTTTTTTGTCTCAAAAACGCCGCGCTTAACGCACTGCCCAATAAGATTGCTCTTTGCGCCATGCCAGTCGATGCCGGTCTTGGATGGGTAGATGGTTTGCCAGTATTCGATTGGTGCGAGGCCGAGCATCTCTACTTCGGTGAAGCGCGCTATCTCGTGAAGGTCAGGCTTATAGGTTGAAGTGAAGAAAAAAGACGAGCCCGAGAATCCAAGCGGGATGATTGTGACGCCTTTGCCTTCTTCGTCTTTTGGGGCCTGCTCCTCGAAAAATTCCTGCGTGGCCTCGACGCCAATATCGTTGAAATCCTGGCCCACGACAGGACATAGCTTGATGATGGCCTGGGCGGCTTGGGCGGCGTCGTTTGCGGCCTCATTGCCTCGACCGTTTTTATCGTTGTCGGCGCAGATGATGATTTGGGCGCCGGTATTGGCGCGGCGGATTTCCTGGGCCACGGGCTTGAGGTTCCCGGCATCGAATGCGCAGACAATGGCGGCGCCCTCAATGGCGTCGGCGAGTGTGCCGCATGTGGCCCAGCCCTCGGCCAACATGACGACGTTTGCTGTCGCGGGATCGCCCCGCAGGGCGTGGAAGAGGCCACGCTTTGCGCCACCTTTGAGGAAGCGTTTTTCGCCGTCGTTACGGATTTTCTGCACGTTCCACACGCGACCGGCCATGTCCCTGAGCGGGACGCCGAGGAATTCGCCATCATGGTCAAAACCGGGGAACGCTCCGTAGAGACACGAGATGCCTTTGCGGCGGGCATAGCCCGTCATCCATTTGGCGCGCGACCAAGCGCGGCAGAGGTCTTGAGCGCGAAGCGATGCGCGGTCGCGTTCTTCTTTTTTTTGTTTGTCGATCTCGGCGGCTAGTTTTTCTTGGCTTGCTTTGATGTGGGCTGAGTCCTCACGCGAGAACTTGCCTTTGGGCGAGAACACATGGTGCTCACCCGTGCGCCAATCGCCGTAGGATGCAATGATGAATTTGACGTTTTTGAATTTGACGGATTCGACCTCGATCCCGACGAGCCATTGATTGTCAGGGTCGCCGAAGCGGTGGAATTTGTTGTCAAGGATAATTTCCTTCGGGTTGTACCCGTTGGCTTGCATTTCACTGCGGAGATCATTCACCATTTTACGTCCTCAAGGGAGCGCGCGAGAATATAGAGGCCGCCCCTCTCTTCGATCATTGTTTGAAAGCGAAGTTGCTCGGGGCGCTGCTTATCGCTGCCCACCTTGCATTCAATGCAGAGCATGCGCCCGTGCGGCGCGATAATTCCTAGGATGTCAGACGAGCCGACAAGGCCATACGACAGGACCTGATTGTTGCCGAGCGCGCGTGCCTTGCCTGTGGCATTTTTCCACACGCGCACGTCATTACGCCTAGATAGCTTGATAAGAATTTCGGATACAAGATTTTCATGCTGTGCCCCCATAGCGGAGGTGGATAAAACATCATGAAAATTTAACAGTCAATGTTGACACCTCAAAAACTTTTAGTCATAAGCGTGTCAACCATGACACCCAAACAGTTAGAGAAATGGCTGAAGAAAATAAAGAAAAGCAAGTATTGGCTCGCAAAGGAGCTAGATATTGGGCAGGACGCGATTTGCCACTGGTTTAAGCGCGAGCGCATATCGGAGGGCGGCATCAAGGGGATCAAACGCATTCAACGCAGAAAGGGTCTAAATGGCAAGCCTACTCGGTAAAGTAACGTCGGGGCGCATTAAGCGTCCGCATTTTATAACGATCTATGGCGCGGATGGTGTGGGCAAAACAAAATTTGCTTGCGACTCCGGCAAAGCGATCTCGATTGGAACGGAGGAATCGGCCGACCGCTATGGCGGTTTCCAGGTTCCGAAAGCTCGCACCTACACTGATTTTATGGACACGCTTCAAGACCTCCACGCTCAAAAGGGCGCAGGCTATGAGACGCTGATGATTGACGCGGTGGATGGTGTTGAGAAACTTTGCGAGGAGCACGTTGCGAAGCTCAATGAGGTCACAACGCCAGAAGAGATCCCGTATGGCAAAGGGGCGCCGCTCGTGGTGGATGCGTTCACGAAATTCGTGAAGCTTTGCGAGCGCATCAAGGATGATTTCAAGCTGAATGTGATTTTCATCGGTCACTCGCACGTTAAGGCGATGAACGACCCGACGCAGACGGCAAGTTATGATCGGCATCAGTTGAAGCTGCGTGAGAAAAATGCGGCCTACCTTCGCGAGATTTGCGAGGCGGTGCTGTTTGCCACGTTTGAAACGTACGTGAAGACGGCAAAGGATGGCGACAAAAAGGGTCGCGGCATCGGGGGCGAGAACCGCATTATGTACACGGAGCGCCGCGCGGCTTACGACGCGAAGAATCGCGATGGCTTGCCGCACAAGCTTGAGCTGTCATGGACTGCATTCATGGAAGCAATGAATCGTCCGGGCGCTGATGTGGCGGCTGGGATTATTGCTGAGGCCACCCGCTTGATTGAGGAGTTCCGCAAGGCTGATGCGGCGACTGCCGACATTATGGCAACGACGCTTAAGGCTGCGGGGACGAATGTTGAGACGCTTCGCTTGATTCTCAACCGTATCCAGACGCGTATGGGTGATGCGTGAGCAGTCGCTTTGACTTTATTCGCTATGACGATGAGGCCGAAACGATTCAGGCGCGAGCAAAAAATTTGTTTCAACAAGTTGAGAAGCTTATTTTTCAAATTGGCGATGATTGCCCACGGGCAAAGAGTTTAGCCATGACCAAACTCGAAGAGGCTTATATGTGGGTGGGCAAGGCCATTCGCGATCAGCAAATTACACGTTTGAATGTTGAACTTTTAGAAGGAAGGACCAATTCATGAACCCAGGCAAACACATCGCTAAAATCGTCTCTTACGGCATATCGCTTGGAAAGGACGGGAAATCGGATTCGGTTTTTGTCAATTTCCAAAACGAGGCAAAAGAGGAAATTACTTGGTTCGGGTCGCTCTCGACGGCTGCGGCCGAGTACACGCTGAAGACCTTGATCCAGAACCTAGGACTCATGATCGGACCCGATGAGGTTGGATCGGCACTTGAGCGCATTGCGGTCGATGGGATCGACTCCGGGCTTCTCAACACCGAGAAGAGCTTGGAGCTTGTGGTCGAGCCCGATACCTACAACGGCAAGACGCGCAACAAAATCAAATACATTAACGAGGTTGGCGCCGTGCGTGGATTTGAAAAGCTTGCGGCCGAAAAAGCGAAGGGGCGTTTCTCGTCTCTCAATCTTGCGGGCACCGTGGCGGATTTGAATTCGAAGCTTCCGACACCGCCCAAAAAAGGCGACGACATTCCCTTTTAAGCGGACACTTGCGCCCCGCATGCGCGGAATGCGGGGCATTTGATGGGCGCCACAAAGCTCCCTCTGCGCTCCCTGATCTTGCGCATAGATCAGCACAGCGGTGCTTTGTGGCGCCCATCAAATGCTAAGGCCATATCAACTTCAAGCACTGAATGAGATCAGGGCATTGTTTGCGCGTGGACGTAAAAAGGTTTTACTCGCCATGGCGACGGGAAGCGGCAAAACTGCGACGTTCTCGGCCATGCTCAAAAGCCTTCACGAAAAAGGCAAGCCCGGAATGGTGATTGTGCGCGGGCGAAAGCTTGTCGATCAAGCCCATATGCGCTTGGTGCGCGAGAGCGTGCCCCATGGGGTCATGATGGCGGGACATAGGGCTTGGGCTCCGAATCTTCCAATTCAGGTTTGCAGCGTAGACACGTTGAGAGCGCGCGGGATATTCCCAAGGGCCGAGTTGATCGTTGTGGACGAAGCTCACATGGCGACCTCTGACTCGTTCAAAAACATTTTGTCCATGTACCCGAATGCTTTTATCGTTGCCGTGACGGCAACGCCGTTCGGGAAGAAATCCCTTCGCCACATTGCAGACGATATTGTTTCGCCCATAACAGTGCGCGAGCTGATCGCTGACGGGTTTCTTGTCGATGGGAAATACTATGCGCCGAGCGCGCCTGATTTGAGTGGCGTGAAGGTCTCAAAAATGACTGGGGACTACGATGTTGAGGGCTTAGAGGATGTAATGGGCGGAAGCGCAATAGTGGGTGACGTGGTCACTGAGTGGAGGAAGCTCGGGGAGGGCAGGCCCACACTCTGCTTTTGCGTTTCCGTCCAGCATTCTCTTGCCGTGTGCGCGGCATTCAATCAAGCGGGCATAAGGGCCGAGCATGTTGATGCCGAGGTATCGGATGGCGAGCGGGACGCAATGATTGCGCGGCTTGAAAGTGGCGCTGTCAAGGTCATAACGAGCATTGGCACAATGACAACGGGTGTTGATATTCCGGTGCTCGGGTGTCTAATTCTTGCACGCCCTACGCAGAGTTACAATTTACATATTCAATGCTTAGGTCGAGGCACGCGGCCTGCACCCGGTAAAGAGAATTTTTTGGTTCTCGATCATAGCGGCAATCTTATGAAACACGGGGTGCTAACGGATGTTGACAAAATGGAGCCCTCTCTTGATGGCAAGCCGAAGATGGCGGGGCTTCGCACGCGCACATGTCAGGCATGTTTTGCGGTCTATGAGACGCGTCCCGGCGCATGTCCCATGTGTGGGTTCATTCAGACTAAAGATGCAAGCGCTCGGGAGCTGACCGTAGTCGATGGCACGCTTGAAGAATTCAAAGCTGATCCCGCGCGTAAACGCTTTGAGGAGTTGAAGCGCATCAAGAAATTAAAGGGTCATTTGCGCGGGTGGATGTGGCATCGAATGCGAGAAGAATTTGGCGAGGACGTGGCAAATAAGTACGTTCCTAAACGCGTTATCCCTGACTGGGTGAAGAGGTGATCGAATGGAACAACAAACATCTGAGTGGTTGAAATGGCGCGAGCGAGGCTTAGGCGGTTCCGACATCGCCTCAGTCTTGGGGTTAAGCCCATATAAGACCGCCTATCGCTTGCTCCAAGAAAAACGCGGTGTCGTGAAGCCAGACGACAAACCGAATTTTGCTATGGAGCGGGGCAATCGCTTTGAGCCCGTAGCGAGATCGCATGTTGAGCTGCTTTCCGGCAAAGCGTGGCCGCCTGCGCTTGTCGTCCACCCGGTTCATGAGTATTTGCGCGTCTCGCTTGATGGTCAGTGTGGCGATGAGATTCTTGAAATCAAAGTGCCATCGGAAAAACTACTTCGCGAGGTGCAGACCAAGGGCCTTGGTGGCGTGCCCGATTATTACATTGTCCAAATGCAGCTTCAACTTATGTGCACCGGCGCAAAGCGTTGCTTATTTTTTATTTTTCACCCGGAGAAAACCGAGACGGCCTCGTGCTGGGTCGAGCCGAGCCCTCAATGGTTTGCCCGGATCGAGAAGGCTGCGGCCGAGTTTTGGGGTTGGGTCACTGAGGGAAACGGCGAGCCTGCCCTTGAGGACAAAGACTACATTGAGCTTGATGACAGGCGCTTTCTTGATGCGGCTAAAGAATACAGGGACATCACGAAGACTATAAAAATTTTAGAAGAAAAACTTGAGATCGCGAAAGCTCACATCATCGAGCAAGCGAAAGTGCACCCGGCGATTCGTGGTGGCGGGATCAAGTGTTCGGGTTTTATGGTCAAGGGAAATGTGGATTATGCGAAGGTGCCTGCGCTTCAGGGCGTTGACCTTGAGCCCTATCGCAAACCCGCGCGCAAACAGTACAAGGTCACGGTGGAGAAATGAAGGATACCGGCTGGGTAGAAACGTATAAAAACGCAAAAGGCACGATCAAGGATTTTACGCGCGACGTTGAGTTTGACCGCCCGGTTGATTTGCTTGACGTGGAAGAATTAAAACAGCAAAAAAATCCAGGAACGCATGGCGTGCATGCGTATGTTAAAGAGCGCACGGTGCGCTTGACAACAACCTACGACACTTCGGATTGAGAACAAAATGCGAATCATTCTTTCACTCATAACAGTAGTAATCATTATCCTGGCACTCGTGCTCGTGATTGACCTTACGGACTCTCACGACACGGGACCCTATAGGGATTTTGTCGATATGGCGCACCCAAAGCAAGTGATTGCGCAGTGCAAGACGGTGCAGCTCTTTGCGTGTGGCGTGACGTTGAGCGACTGCACGAGCGGGCATAAGTACCGCTGCCTTACGAACGTGGTGGAAAAATGAACGCGCCACTCCCTGCATGGTTTCACCAAGACGGCGACCGTAAGACGGGCAAGCGCCCGCTTGTGAAGAAGACGCCAAGGCCCATGGACCCGCAGGCATCGGACGCATGGATAACGAGCTTCTCTGAATGGTTTGACAAGAATCCTCCGCCCGTGACGGGGGTGGCGATTCGCGAGGCCGAGCGCGTGATGATGACGAAGATTTTAGAATGGTCGCTGACTGCGTTCTCGGGCTCGCAGATTGCGGCCGATAAGATGGGCCTTAACCGCACGACGCTTGTCGAGCGTTTCCGGTGCTGCAACATTCAGATGAGGGGATCATGGCGAGCCAACAAGTAGCTGCGTTTAAACACCCTGTAGACGGCGTTGGCGATTGGAAGATTAACATTTCAGCGCAAGACCCGGAGATTCTCGGTTATCGCGTTGAGACAAGTGACGTAGGCGCAGTATACGGCACTATGATTCTTATTTACCTAGAAGTGTTGGGGGAGTTGTGAGCCTCACGAAAGAGCGGATCAAAGCGTTCATTACCAACACGCGCCTCAGTGTCGTCGATCCGATACTTGAGAAGCCTGACCTTGAATCTCTTGTGGAGATTGGTCGCCTGGCGCTTAAGGGCTTGGCAAGCGAGGGGCAAGTGTCTGTGTCTTGCAAAGAGCTCTTGCACCTGCGCACGATGGCGGAATCTATTTCAGCGCACTGCTGCACGGATCGCTGCGACTGGAACAATGAGGAGGCCGCACAGCTTCAAAGCGCGGTTATCGAGATCCTCAACCGCCTACTCGCAACGGAGACGAAATGAAATCATTCCACAATGACCAAGCAATCAAAACGAAGTTCCTCAAGCGTGTAGACATGCACATTGAAGCCGATCATTTAATCCGTGGCCAAGGCTGGACTGGCACGAAGGGCTGCGCCGTGGGTTGTACGATGGAAGATTACAATCACGCGAAATATGAGACGGAGTTAGGCCTGCCGGAATGGCTTGCGCGAGTTGAGGACGCACTGTTTGAGGGGATGAGCCTTGAGAAGTCGAAGACGTGGCCTCGGGAGTTCTTGGCTGCCATTCCTGTAGGGATTGATGCTGATAAGGCTAAGACGCCATTCATCATCAAGATTCTTGAGCGCAACGTTGTGTCGCTTGCGAATGTGAAATTCGATGCTGAGAAGAATCCCGAGGTTGCCAAGGCCGTGGCAGGATCAATGGCGGCCGCGCTTGAAATGATCGAATGCCATAAGACGGGGAAAGATTTGTCGGCGGCGAGGTCGGCGGCGTGGTCG